GCAGTTTGATCCAGGTTTTTCTTTGTCTCATGCTTACTTTTTACTTCTCAGGTATCTTGTTTTTACTCCCAGTGTGGCGGATTTGGAGCGAATAGCTGCCGATGCACCGGGACCTGAGGATTCCAAGAATGTCACAATCCGCATGTTGCACATGTCCGGTTATGCTTGTGGGGTTGATTGTAATGGAGTGCCATTGATTTCGAGGATTGCTTCTCAAGCCAGGACTATGAAGCCACCTGAAGCGTTTGCTCCCCAGGCCACTCTCCTCTCACTCATCAAGCTGTGGATTCTTTATGCACTGCTAGACTGGCCGAGTAAGGATGAGCCTTTGTCTGGAAACAATGTACCGCCTGTTCAGTATGATGATTTGATCAAGAAGTATTTCTCGTCTGACTGTGCCGTCAGCAATGCGGGTAAATTGTTGGAAATGTGCAAAGCCCAGGCCAGTGCCCCGGATTCTGCTTCTGATATGTTCCACTATTATTCGTTCGGACGCGATAGGTACATCACTGATTTTGTCGCCGCACTGACGTGGAGCAAGACTAATGTGTCTTCTGTCAAGAATTGTAAGGACCTTGTTTCAAGCCCTGGCTCCAATTACAAGTGTGAGGATTTCATTCGTCCGATTTCTCAGTATTTTACCATTCCTGTTGCTGTGACAAACACTGATGTGACTGCTTTTGTTCCTGCTGCCGGTGGTGAGAACGATCATGATGCGGAAATTTTAGTTGCTCAGCCCAAAGAAGAATCGTCTTCCGATGACGGTGAAGTTCCTTCTTATTGGCCATATGGCAATGACTTGAGGCCCCACATGATCGATGCTGAGGCCATAGGAGCGGGTCTCAGGCATCGGACAGGGCACGTTTGGCAAACAGCCAGTGGTTTTGTGCCTGATAACCAACCAAACTTTGACAATAATAGGTTGGTCACGTCTCACAATGGCTGTTGCGTTGGAGTTTGTCTGATTAGGGCTAATGGTCACAAAACTACCTATCATGATCATAGTTGTCGATTGTGCAGGCAAGTTAACGCTACCAGAGTGTGCCTCGATGTGCGTAGAGCTTTTGAAGATGCTAGGTACCGCACTAGGGGCTTGGTGTGGCCCTATCATTTGGATACATCCTTGACATGTGGAGAAGCCGCTCTGTATCAAGCAGTGTATAGGGCACCCTGGGAATCCCTCATTGACACTTATGATGGTAGGCAACTTGAGAAGCTCCATTATGGAGTGTGGAAGAATTTTCCTGGTGACAGTGATCTCCCCTTTCCTGAGGAAAGACCTGATGAGCTTACTTTACCCAATGTTCGAGCTACATGGTACGGCACGCGTTATTCCAATCGTGTGAGAGAGCACTACCGCACTAGTGGTGAGTCCCATTACAGTGAGGAGGCTTACAGGAGATTGATTAGGCATAACAACCAGGTAGTGGATTGCCCAGAATGGGCCGATCCTGACGTATGGTGGCGCCATAGTGGTCAGGCACGTCCTATGTACTTGCTCGCTTCTGTTGACGAATGGAAATGGTCATTCCACAAGTTCTTGACGAAGTTGAGGGAGCAAGCCAGAGCTAGCCGTTTCAAGGACATAAATCCCTTTCTGAAAAAGGCTATACTGACTGGCTTGGCAGGCGCCATAGGAGGTGGAGCCTTGTACCTCATTTGCAAGACGGTACTCAACAAGGGAGAGAAAGACCCGGGTGATTTTGAGCCTCATGGTGTGGCTTCTGATATACCCACTGGTAAAGCTTATTGGGATGATAATGACTTGAAGACGTTAAATACCGCAGCATCCATTCATAATCAGAGTAATGTCACTATAGGATCTCATGGTCGTACTCCAAAAGCTTTGATACAATCTTTGGCGGG